ATCCAGACACCCATGCACGGTATAGGCTATCTTCGTATATCTTCTGGGTAATAGGTAACTCCACCTCTACGGAATCAACAGAAGCAAGACAAGTATCCCTCTTAGAAGTACACGTATCCTTCTTGACAGGCAACTTCGCATACTTATACCTGATTACTACACTATCCCTTGCTACTGGATAATAGAAAGGAATAGTTTCGACGTATTCGGTTGTATCTGGACTGGATACTGACACAGATTCTTGCTGGCGGTTCCACAAAAATAGAACCGCCAAGGCTAACAACACAATCAAAATCCATGGTAACGCTTTCATGGTCGGATCACTGTATTGCGTAAGAAATTGGAAAATTCACTTCGAACATCGAAGCAGGGGCATGCTTTGATATATTCTGCCGGCTCTACTTCACCGCTGCCGTCTAGGTCTGGAGAAGTATCACGGTGTCCCAACACTTCAACTATAGGATATTCCTTACAGAGCTTCGCGACCAATTCACGTAATGCTGCCTTTTGAGCCGTAGTCCGTGTATCTGCAGGCTTACCGTTTGCATCTAATCCACCGATATAGCAGATTCCAATACTGTGCTTATTATACGAAGATTCGCTAAATCCTTTGGTATTACAATGCGCCCCGTCAATGCTTAACGGTCGCCCATTCTCTACCATTCCGTCCAAGTCAATGACGAAGTTATAACCGATCTGATTGAATCCTCTTTGCCTGTGCATCCGGTCAATATCCTTTGCACGTAAATCTTGCCCGGCACGTGTGGCCGAACAGTGAATAATAATCGAATCAATAGTTTTCATTTCTCTTCCTCCCATTTTAATTAATAATCACTTGGCGGCTGCCGGTTAGCGCATCCGCGAACATCACACTTCTTTAATTCAGCCTCTTTGAGCCGGAGTTCCAGTTCATGCTTTTCACGTATCAATTCAAGCTGATCGGAGCGTAGCTTATTGTTTTCAGAGTATAAGAAATCAACCTTCGTATCTCTTACACCCATGCGCTTCTCCTGATTGTCAATCTGTGTTGATTGGGCAGTGATTATACTCAAAAGGTTCTGTATCTCCATGCTGTCAGCTCCGGCATCCTCTTTACGAGCGTTCGTCTTTCGATTCACCCAAAATGTAACAAACCAAGTTATAGTAGAAGTGCCACCTACAGCCCCTAACATCGTTAACCATTCATTTAAACTCATTTTATTTCTCTATCTAAATATTAATACTACCTTTGTACTACACACAAATAAAATATTGTACTTTTATTGTTTGTTTTGTTTGTGTAAAAAGGTCGTTAACTCGTGACGAGCAGAGCGGCCTTTGTTAGACCCGCAGCAAATTCCCTCCACTGCTGCATCTTATCAAAATACATTCTCTTCTCTTCGCTTTCATCCTTATTCAGCATTATGGCAATCTGGTCATCATAACTGTATCTGGACTTGATGATAGTTGATTTAATCCCTTCGTAGGAAAGGCCGGAGACATTCTTCATGAACATCCCCTTATTCCAGCTTATCATATTGCCGTTAACCTTGACTTCAAGAGGCATATCCATCGACACCTCTTCATAGTCATCCGGATTACCCTTAATGGATAACGCAACTATATTTCTTTCCTTGTGTTTGAGATACTTATAAGCATCTGCATACACCGTATTTCCTTTTACATACATATTATAAAGTATAACTGATTGTGAAATTACATTTATCTTCCGCCTGCAACGGGTCTAACCATTGCCCCTCATCATAGCCGGTTGCACCTTCAGGAACATAGAGGATATTGGTTCCAGGAGGATTAGATACACCGATATAGGTATCAGTAGATTGTCCAAAAACAGATGCGCCTAATGCAGGAGCAACGTTTGAGTGGATGGTTATTTTTTCTAATTTAACGCAACCGCTAAACGCAGATGCGTCGATAGATAGAATTTCACTTAAATCTATTTTTTCAAGTTTTGCTTTCTCAAAAGCATAAGTATTAATAGTTCTAATAATAGAAGGTATAGTATATTCTAGCTCTTCTTTTGTAGGTAAATACTTTAATAATGTATTTTGAGAAAACATAACTCCATCCTCCACCTTAAACATGTCATTTTTTGCAGAGATTGTTATTCCCTGTAATTCGGGGCAATTTCGAAGCACTGCGCCATTAATCGAAGATACATTCTCTCCTATATAAATACTTTTTAATTTTGAACAATTGCCAAAAGCGGTTCCATGTAAAGTTGCAAGATATTCTGGTAATACTACATTTTCAAGTCCAGTATTTGAAAATGCACTGCTGCCGATAGACTCCAAATTAGCAGGGAAATTTATATTGCTTAGTTTTTTACATTCTTGGAAAAGATTATTAGTGATCGCAGTAACCAATACCGGAATGTTCGCTTTTTCAAGAACACTACATAATGCAAATGCGCTGGACCCAATAGTAGTAACTCCCTCTGGTATAACTATTTCTTTTAATTTAAGGCAATTAAAAAATGCGCTGCTGCCAATAGATTTAACAGTGTCCGGTAAAAGGATAGATTCCAGAAGAGTGCAGTAGTTAAACGCATCCTTGGGTATTTCGGTTATCCCAGTAAAATACTGAAATTCACCGAAACTTTTCATTCTGCTATTTTTAAACGCAGTACCTATAGTACCAACACTTGCCGCTTCGATTTCAGTCATGAAACTTTCATTTGCTGCCCAACCATTGTAACGGCAAATAGTGAAGACTTCCGGGTTACTTGTAGCCGTCATGATAACTCCAGGAATCAGTAAATGAATATCCTTCGTTACATTTAAGAAATTATTATTATCCCATTCCCTTATCATTTTTGCTTTTATATTGAATGTAATCAAGTCTACCGGAACAGACTTGACAGTGACAGTACATAACCTGCCAATACCTTCTTTCAATTCAACATATCCCGAATCAACAGCTTCACCAGATACCTCCCACTCAATTCTATAATGCCCGTTTTCATTCACCGGAGTAGTTTCAAGAGTATATGTATAATTACCAATGCCATTCAGAGAGGTGTTGCCCAATAAGTTACCAGACGTAGGGTATATTCTGGGACGAACAAGCACCTTTAATTCTTTCGATACATTTGCCCCCTGCGTTGGGAAATGTCTGGCTTTGACATATAATGTTGTTGAGTTAGTAAAAGATGTTTCATTTGACGCTAAATAACCGGTATTCTTATCAATAGTAACATTGCTTAAAGTCTGGGATTCTGCACCTCCGGGTGAAGACGTAAGATAATATTCTACTCTTCCCACATGTTCAGAAAATACAGATGCCTTGTATTCGGCAGAATCACCACGATAGACTTCTGTGGGGCCTGTGAGAAATATTCCATCCGGAGCACTAATGTATAACTCATTATCCGGATTGGTAACATCATTCCCGAATATGGATAACAATTCGGTCAGCTGGCTTTCATTTACCTCATTCAACCTGATCCTGCCCTTCAGCGTCAGATTACCGCCATTCTTCCGGATGGCAGCCAATTTCAGCAGGTCCCCAACATTGACGCCCGTCCAGTTGACACCCTCGATTCTAACGCTGCACAAGGAATCCTCGGTATCACGAATATTATTCCAGGTGAATATAAAGGATTTGCTGTCAAACTTCGAGCAGTTTCTAATAAGAATGCTGTTCAGGCTTCTTCCGCCCGCGGATACTTTAAGCCCGGAAGTCAGATACTCCAGACTGTCAAGCCGCAAAGTCTGCAAGGATGCCGGGAGCTCCAGTGTGGAGATTAACGAGTCAGACAATGAAAGACCCGTCAAGCCGGATTCAAAAGCCTTGAACGTACGCAAATAGATATGATCCGACAATTCAATACCCGTTATACCCTTGTAACCGGAAATATCGAGGTATTCCAGTTGCCTTGCACTGGAAAGACCGGAAATCACAGACAAGGACGTATTACGTCTCGTGTCACCCGCCGTATCAACACCGAGAACCAGTTTCTTCAACTTGGTGCCCGTTTCCTGACCGTACACCCCCGCTATGTTCACGGTAGACAGGTAAGGGATGAAGTTATGCAGGTCCAGTTCCTGAACATTGGGAGCGGAATAGATGCGTACCGGGTCACCCACATTGATTACCTGCCTGGAAGTAAACGTGGTGCTTTCACCCGGATTCAGGTGAATACCCGTCTCTACGGCTACATTGTTAATACCATAGCCGTAATACAGCTTGTTACCGGACGTAACGCTGAACGTCAGCCCCGCAGGAGCGTTCGCAGCCTTGAACTCTATGGATTTTGCCTTGTACGCCCCGGAAACGAACTTGCTGTCATACAGGTCGAACCGTCTGCCCAGCCACCATTTACGGTGTGAGGAACGTGAACCCTGCAACATGAAAAGGTTATTGATGCCCGAATCAGTGTACGGACCGATGTATTTATACTGCGCATCCTGATTGTAGATACGTTCACACCACTTGGACGCCTGCTTGTTGTCGAACATGTCAACCGTCTTTTCATAAGTCAGCCCGGCAATGTACAAGGCATTGTCAACCTCGGAGACAATCCGCATAAACTCATCGTCCGCTTCAAGGTTGTTCCAAAGCGTCGAGTCATGACCCGCAAAGGCGTATACCAGTTCCGTATAGTCAGTATCAATTGTCTGGCGGTCTATATCCGGAGCATACTTCAAAGGTCCGTCGTTACGCAGAGCGTTAATAGTATCATTGTCGTAATTGATAAAGAAGAAGTGCTCACCGTCTTCCGATGTCAGCATGGCATTCTTCACAGGCTGGTCAACAGCCGCAAAGCGCATCAGGTAGATATAATAGGCGGCTGTCTTGTACACATCCAGGTGATCCCATTTCTCCGCCTTGAATTTCTCTACGTTATCCTTTGTGGAAACAACCCATTCGGAGAACGCTTTCAGGTCCGCCACATTCGTTGACTTGTCCGGGTATCGGGCTTCATAAGCTTCTTTCCATTCAGCATCGAAATTATCAACGTCTTGGAACAATGCCAGGTGATTACCGTTATTCAGCACTTCCCAGCACTGCATACGGCTGTTGTCAAAGCCCGGAATATCACGGAAGCCGAATACGCTTTCCGTTGACTTGTCATTGTTGAAGTTGTATTTGCCCATGTAGATCAGCTCGCTGTCAGGCGTCAGACGGTAGAACACGTTACACGGGAAGCCGTCCACCGTCGTACGGACATCATAAGGATAATTGTTGGCTAACGCTGCCTTTTGGGCTTCAGTACGGAGTACATATTCACCATTCACCTGCGCATTGTACATCACTTCATTCCACAACCGGGCAATACCCGTATTGTGAGTACCGGAGCTTTCCGCGTAGTCCGCTTTCAAACACCATACATTCACAGGCTGCGCACCTTCTTTGAAAGCATAAAGACCGTCAACCATAATCTTGCCCATATTATCCCATACTTCACCATAGCCGGTATAAGGTCTAAGATTCTTTTTGGGGAATCCCATAGAAGAGGTTCCCTGGGGAGTAAGGCGGATGGCTTTCCCGGTGAAAGACCGCCATGTTTCCTGCATGTTGATATACTCCACATCCACATAAATTGCCTTGTTCTTGTCGGTGGTATTCTCCAAGGCTGGGATATCACCCGTAAAGATAAACACCGGGCATTGGGCAGCCAGCTTGTCTACGGAGAAATTCCGGGTTCCGTCCTCGTAGATATTATTGCGGTCGTAAAGGCTTAACAACTCTTCCGGAGTATCACGGTAGAGAATGAAGTTGTTCAGTATCTGGTCAGCGTCAAGGGGGGAATTATAAAAGCGGAGCGATTTGAGTTCAACATCGCATTTGCCTGTACCGCCTATTCTCATCGTTTTGGCGTTCAGGAAATTGTCAGTCCCTGAATAGTTCACCGAACCGGAGCTGATGCCGTCAACGTAAATGAAGACCAGCCCCTTGTTGGTCACACCGTTCTTGGGGTTAATCACAAAGGAGATACGTTTGTTCTCACCCGAATTGAACCTTTTCGCCACACGGCTTCCTCCGGCAGATGTCAGTGAAGCTTCCGAGGCGGTAATCAGCAGACCTGTTCCGGCTTCATTACGCAAGTCGCAGATCACAGCGTCATCGTCGAGCACGTTACGGGTGGTAAATTCAAATTCCAGTGTACGCCCCGTTATTGTCGGGTCAGGCGTAAAGGGAGCTATATTCACGTCAACAGCCGCACCGCCCGTGATAAGCAGCCTGTTGTTTACCCAGCCGTTTGCCCGGTTCCAGTAGAAACCGGAGAAGGAAGCGGAGAACAGACCGTACACCCATTCCTGACGGTTGGCGTCATTGTTGGACTTGCCGATAGCCGACAGGTCGAGTACCAGACCGTCCCTGATCTCTTCCAGCGAAGTAGATGACTTCTCAATATTCATCCCGATGGTGTATACCGTATTCCCGGCAGTTATGGTCAGTGATTTCAAGCCGTAATCAAGCGGGCGCAGCGAGTAATTCACCACTTCGTTGTTGTGCGTGGCAAGGGTGCTTTCCGCCTTGCTGTCAATCGCTATGACAGCATCGGTGCTCACTACACCTGAAGGGTTGTACACAGAGAATTCAAGGATGTAGGGGATATACTGATGGATACCGTAGAGTTGCAAGATACCATCTTTGATGATGTCATTTCCAGAGGGGATGATAGCGGAAACACCTATGATAGGTTCACGGTCTGCACCGGTATAAATAATCAGGTCATGATAGATGGTATCAGAATAGAATTTCTCACCGTCCACAATTGTATAGGCCCGGAACTGCAAGCTGTGTTTGCCCTGATTAAGGTTAGATACAGAGATGTATTTAGTGCGGGTGGTGGATACATCTACGATTTCATCCTCTACCTTGATATATTCCAATTGGATGCCGTCTACATACCATTCCATTACTTTTGTTCCGTACCCGCTGATCCGGTAATGGATGGCGGCAGTAGATGCCGGATTCTCCACTAGGTTATAATGGTTTGATACGTTGTAACTACTGGATAGTTGCAGGTCGATAACCTGATAAGTAATACCTATAGTGGTAGCTGCTAATGTGGTCTGCCCTACAATGCCTACTGTGATGTTATTGGCTCCCGTATCAATCAAATTGTCTATGTTGAAGTGAACAGCCGTACCGTAGCGGTATCGTTCCGTAACAGTCTTCTTAACGCCGTTGCGGATGAAGGTAAATGTAACAACCACATCCTCACCCACGCTTTGGCCGGACTTGTTTTTCGTGTCGAATGTGAAATCAATATAGTTGTTCTTAGTTCCTGCCAGTATTGCTTTGTACGTGGGAGAAGAAAGGGTTATTTCTGCCGAGTAATTGAATGGAGCATCAAATGTTCCAATTATCAAATCGGTCTGGGTCGGGTCGGCAAAATAAGCGTCCTGGCTATCCGAATCTGCAAATACAATATAACGGTTGTTGGCTGTATCATAATGGAACACACCCGCTTTTGTGTCGAGCTGCTCTTTAATGAATTCCTGAACACGGTTGCCAGCTACGGGAAGATTACCCGTACTATCGTCACCACCCCAATCCTGACGCTTATCTATTTTCTTATCATATACTTTCTTTGCCATAATATTTATTTATTTTTCCAACCTTCATTATTATTCCAGGGCTTCACATTCACCCAAAACCCCTTACCGAAACAGGAGTTGATAGCTTCCCAAACCAATCTTGAACCTTTGTACACAATTGCAATCGGTCGGTTCTCTTTGAAGATAGAAGTTACTTCCTTACCATTCTTGTAAATCATAGACTATTCCTCCTCATAAATCATGTAGGTTGTATCAGGGTCTTTAACGGCCAAGTCTTCATATTCGGATTCGGATAAGAACACAGGAGTAATCTTTGTAAGATGCTTATTTGTTTCTTGTACTTTCTTTGTGAAAAAAGCTTGTGTAATAACTGCATCAATCCTATTTCCAAAAGATCCTACCAAATCAATACCAGGGAGGAAAGACTTAAATACCTGTTTTAAATCTCTACAAGAAATCTTACATCCGCCGCTGATTTCAAAATAGCCATCATCAGGTAATTCTTTGATACTTGTTAGCTGCTCTATTGATAAACTGTTTGTCTTCAATGCTTTCAAAACTAGATTTACAATTTCTTGTTTTTCAAAATCTGTCATAATTATCTTTTTTAATCATTATCGCATATCCATGTCAACTTAATGGTCATCCCAATATTGTCAATATGGCAATCATATATATTATCAAGATAAAGTTGAAAGTTTGTCAAATCATTTACTTCCGACCCGCTAATGCCCTTTAAAATACATACTCCATCCATACTGATTACATTACCCTCAATCAGATTAATATATGAATCTCCACATTGAAGTACAGCACATAGATTTATAGAATCGTCTGCTAATATTTTCTTTAAGTTATCTAGCCCGGAAACGACCAGTTTACCATAACCTTTCCTGCCAATATACTTGTTGTCTATATCAGAAGTCTTAATTGTTATTAAGTCCCAATAGGATTGTTCGTCAACACCCGGATGATGGATGCTGTTCACTCCAACCATAGTATCGCTATTAATAGAAGTTCCAGTATTAGAAGTAGCTTTAGTCAAATTGATATAAGATTCTTCAACTATATTTTTTTCTAATCCGGAATTTATTCTTCGCAACTCGCCATCATCGGCTGTTATCCTATAAATATCACTTTGTGTCCTTCTTATTGAAAGCTGATTAGTCCACTCCAAAACGGGGCTCATTGTCCTTACTTTCTGTAGCATCTGATTGAATACAAAACTTTTTAGCCCCTCGATCTGTTGTTTAATTTCCGGAACATTACTTTCCTTCCTAGCAAATCGAATCCCATCGAAATAGACATAATTACAGCATAAAATACGATTAAGCAATTCAGCAAACCAGACAGGGCAACCCATAGCATTTCCCAGAGTAAACGTATGCAAAGAATATTCATGACTATACAGTTCTATAACATCTTCATTCTGCATCACAAACTGCTCATTGCTTACTCCAAATGACCAATTTTCATCTTTAAAACCGCCAGGTGCTCTAAAATCAAAAAAATACTGCATATTGTCGATCCAGAACGCACAATCATTTCTCTGATTGTTACCTTTCATAGAATATTGAATAAGGGTTGTTTCAGATAATTCTACAACATCATCCGTTATTTGGAAAACATTAGACTGAAAGCCATTGATTGTTATGGTATAGAACCCGTTGTTTAGCCCAGTTATAGAATGGAAATATATTGTTTTAGATTGATTTATATTCCATGAATTCAAATGAATTTTATCAGAATATTCGTTTGCTATATTTTTAACATAAACTTCTGGATCTGATTCCCAATATTCAGAAATAACCTGAACGAATATTCGATCAGAAGGAGCAAATTTTTGAATATAATCACTTTCAATGCCATGCCTATCTGCAGATGGATGAAAGAATAATGGGGTAAATGGACTTATAATCATAGGTCTTTTCGTTCTTAATAAGTTAGTGACACATGACACTATACTACAAATATAATAAATTTTATAATAAATACAACGATAAATCAATTCTTTATATCTTTTACAATCAAAGTATAGGAAGATAATTTATCCTTTGCAATATTCAATTTTAATTGTTTTATATACCCAGTTATAGTTTCGCCTTTGTTCTCAAATGATATTAAACCTAGCAAATCATCTGGAGCACTAATATCGCTAGTCTCTACTTCAACCTCTGATACCGTAAATAATCGTTCAGGGATTGAGAAATCATCCGTCTCCTTTACTCCATCTATAGAAACATCGCTGTTCTCGTCAGAAGATGTGAATTTAAGCATATTAGTACACGCTCCTATGTATTTCTTATTAGCTTCCAGCATAAAGCGTGGAGAATAATTGAGGTTAAACATAGTGTCCGGACTTAACAGGCCGGAAAGCTGGTCTTCGGTATACGGTCTGTACAAGGGTAAAGGCTGATCTACCGGTACAGAATCATCACAATCCACAAAAAATACATCATTATCGCTATCGCTGTCGGTAGTATCTTCTCCCCTCTTTTGAACAAGGAACTCTATTCCGTAAGCATCGGCACGATACGGACTTATCAGAGAAAGTGTATTGTCGGTGAGTTTTAGCCCTGTACTAAATTCGTTGGTAAACCGGAACTCGTCACGCCCGTTGATACTGTCATAATCTTGCTTGTCATATCCTACCTTGACAGAGGAATAGATTAGAGAATCATTTACTGTTAACTCATAGTTGTTTATTTCTGTTCCCAGATCCTTGACTACTGTTGAGCTAAACAGTTTATCACGGTGTTTGAAAGTTACAGTATTTTCATTTATAACGGGGACATAGCCGAATTCAGCTTCCATCCATTCGCAAAACTTCTTGTAAGAGGTGTATATCTTAGCTTTAGGGAGCCCACGGGCACTTTCGGCAGCCATGATATGTGTTCTCTCTAATAATCGGTTAAACTTAATTGGAGTGATCCCGTCATCTGACGGGAGTACAACATCGATAACGCCTTTGTGATCTATTGTGTTTTCTGTCATACTATCCAATAGCTTGGAAAGGATGGTGTTGGGAGAGATTACATCGATATCAACAGCTTTTCCTCTATCTTGAAAAGTAACTGAAAAATTAAAATTAGAAACATGAACAGTCACATCGATAGCTAGTTCAATACTAGCCCAGAAATGCAAAGCTAATCCTTCACCGCTATTTAACGGTATTTCTCCAGAATATTCAATTTTATTTAATGAATTGCCCCATGCCTTGATTACATCATAAGAACCATTTTTTATTTTCACTAATCTTACCTGTGGATAAGTACTAGAATATGTTATTGAGAAATCAAACGATAGATTTATTGTTAAGCCATCTTTTAGGCTACTAATGAATGTATCTAATAAATCATACGGATAGCTCGTTAATCCTTTGACAGAAACATCTCTAATTTCCACGACATCTTTTGTAGAAATTTCTGGATCACCGTTAATATAAATAGGGAAAAGGCAATTAACGGTTCTAGCAGGTATAATTATCTCCGAATAACTGGCATCTGAACTTAATGAACCACCATCAACCCATTTAATATTACTAGTCATTCTTAATCTGTCATAATTTAAAATACTAGTTTCGAGATCGGATACCAAATATTCATATTGGATGCTCTTCTTAGCCTTAATAATAGCGGCTAATGTATTATCAATAGCATTGATCGAAACAGTTAACCCATCTTCCGAATAAGTAGAAAAATCTAGCGCACACCGGAAAACTTCATCATATTCCCAACTATTGTTCCTCAATGAAAAAATAACGGTAGCCGTAGCATCAAGATATTGAGAATAGAATTCACTCTTTAGAAGATTATATGCCCTCTCTACAAACTCAAACTTGGTAGAAAATGACCTGACAACCCCATCATAAATGCTTCTTTTGTAAACAAGATCGAAATCATCCCAATTCCGTAGATCATTGGTTGCATCATATACACTTTCATTTATCAGAAGCTCACATTTAAACATTACTATTTCTTTTTAAGTGATTTGCCCATTGATTTTATTTCTTCACACATGCGCTTTACCATGAAAGCGTATTCCTTTGCACTGATCTCATTCTTTCGGATCTGCATCCCATAATGAGACATCACTGCGACACGTTCACGGACAAAGTAGTTTTTATCCATTTTAGAGGCACTTTCGGGCTTCTCTTTAGTATTTATCCGTTCAAGCATATATTTACTCATAGAAAGGATGGAAGCCGCTTTTTTGCGTATCTTATCATGTTCGGAAGGGAAATAAGAAAATCCGAACTCTGAAAGAATATGCGCTGCATCCGCCCAATCTTTATTTTTAATCATTATCTCAACACCCTTCATACACTCAATCTTTATGTGAAGATTGATGATATTGTTTCTTTGGGACATTTCAGACAGAAAAGAGGCGCCTCCGATTATTTCCACGTATTCGGTGATGAGCTTTTCCGATTGTTCGGATAGTTCTTCTTCAGAGTGATCTCCTTCGATAATTAGTTTGCTTTTATCTCCGGTGAATACATCGATGAATGTATCCAGTGGGATTTTATCGAGGTCGGTGTATAGCATAGTTTTTACGTGCTCCTTCACACGTTGATTATGTTATATTAATAAACAATTGGTTCATCATTAGTTAGATCTGGCGGGCGTATTCCCTTTCTCATGTCTTCTCGTTCTTGCTCCATCGCCCTTATTCTTTCAGCAAACCCACCTTTCCTAGATTGCTGATTTGGACTGTTTGCTTTTATATTTGAACATTCATTTTTTAATAACTTTTCTATAGCGATAGAACTAAACAGCATTTTTAAGACTACAGATTTTTCTCCCAGATCTTCATCATGTACGACGCAATCCTTACCTTTCATTTTATCCCACAATTCTTCAGACAGTTTATTCCCCGAAAGATTAAATATACAAGATATATCATCTCTTTCTAGTTCCACTTTTAATGTAATCTTTTCCATATCACTTATTCTTAGTTATTATAGTCTTCTTAAAATCGAGCGCATATCAGATGCTCTTGATATTTTTCTCAATGTTCGGTTAGTCTTTCGACTTTCTCCGTATAAATCATCAAATTTCCGTTCTAATCTTGTATAATCGTTATTGACATTAACAATCACCGGCTCACCGTCGTTACTTCTCCTTTGTCTATCCAGCATCAAAGCGTCAGAGTGCAAAGACATCTTGCGGTAATCGACCAAATTAGGAATAACCTTTGCTCTTTTAGGAATATCTACCAATGTGGGGACGGATGGAGTAATATAAGCACCGTTATCCGTTTCAATCACTTCTTGTCTACCTCCATCACCGACAATAGCCAATCCACCTGGGTGGTCTTTGGTTCCCTTTGCATACTTAGGGATAGGCTGGGAAGCGATTATAGCTACTTGGGCAGCTCCCATAGCGGCTATAACAGCAGCAAGGATAGGACCGGCAATAGGTCCGGCCTGCGCAAATGCTTGCATTATTGCCAGAGAGGTAGCAATAGTCGTCTGAACAATGGAGTTTGCCTTTTGCCACTTGGCCTGTCTCTGTTCCAATTCGGCTTTCTGCTTTTCCAATTCCTTGTTTTTGTCTGCTGTTGCTTGCTCGGCTGCTCTCTTTCTAGCTTCCGCTTCCTCTGTAGAGATAGCCCCATCTTCTGCCAGTTTTTCGATTCGTTCTATCTCCTCTTCACCGGCTTTTTCATTTTTTTCTTGTTCTTCTTCAATTTGTTCAATACGAGCATCAAAGGCAGAAGTCACTATAGAGGTTATTCCATCAAATAAAGAAGCATAAGTTTCTAAAATTACAGCCGCTTTCTCTTTTGGATCTAAATTTTCCCACCATTTAGACAAAGAGAAATTACCGGTTTCTACAAATTCATCTGTCAATTTACCAATGATATTATAGAAAGAACTGAATAGATTAACTGTATCACCTAAATAATCTTCAGCGACACCTCTCATATTAGACATAGCATCAATAAAGCCATCCGCCCAGTCTTGCCTATCTGATTTTTCTTTTCCATACGTCAGATCTTCAATTTCGTTGTTAAGCTTTTTAATCTCTGCCTTTACAGTTTCTATTTTTTTCTTTATTTCATCCGATTTTGCATTAGTTGGATCAAGTGCGGCTAACTCTGCTTGTAATTGAATATTGAGCAGTTTTAATTGTTCTTGAATGGAATCTTTGGTAATTTCATAAACCTTTTGACGATATTCCTTTTCATTTATTTCACCTTTACGATACCGTAATTCTTCTTTACGAAGATCATTTTCTGCTGAATTCTGGACTATATTTGTCTCTTTAGTAGTATTCTTTTCAATTAAGCCGATTCTTTCAAGAGCATTTTTTACCGCAATATCAGAGGCTTTTTTATCATATTTCTTGTTGACAGCTTCTACATCTTCCCCAGCCTTTTTTGCAGCTTTTACTTCTGCATCTCTTAATATTTCATTTACTTGTAATTGTATGCTAAGCCTTTGATCTAATTCATCTTTAGAGTTAGTAGAAAGAGCCTCCAAACGGTTCTGTAAATTTATTTTCTCCTTATTTTGATTATACGTATAGATCTTTTCAGAGAGTTCATCTTCCATGGCTACAGCCAAATTTTCCCTCGTTTTAATCTCTTCTTGGGTATTTCCTTTAACAGCCGCAATGCGTTTAGTGTAGTTCAGGCGAATCTTTGCAAGTTCTTTGCCTAACCCTTCATCCATCAAATCTAATTCGGACTGCTGGTATTCCTGTTGGATACGGAGACGTTCTTTTCTTTGCTTTTCTAGTTCTCTTAGTTCTTTATCGGTTAGATTTTTTCCTAAAGTATTTTGTGAAACCTCTACTTGCTTCAAGTCCACTTTATTTAAGTCATCAATTATAGATTCAGTAATGGATGCAATAGCTTTTTTCCCTGCGGCTGCAGTTGTAGCCGTTTTTATATCTTCTTCAATGACTTTTTTAGTACGCCCTATACTTGTTTTATCATAAAGCCAACCATATATCGTTCCTTTTCTAAATAATCCACGATCTTCGATTTCCTTTTCTAAATTTTCTCTTTTTTTTATCCCATCTGAATATTCTTTGTTTTCTATATCTAATTGACTTTGAAGAGTTTGAAGGTATTCTTCTTTTGCAGCAATAGCAGCTTTATCAGCGCTCATTCCTTCTTTTATTTTTTCTTCATACAATTTTGACATATTATTTCTATGTCTTTCCAATATATCAGATTGAGCCATTTCAGATTGAGCATTTGCGACTGCCCTATTGTTTGCATCTTCTTGTAATTGATCGTAATCTTTCATGCTATCAGCAATATTTCTTATGCCTTTTGAGAGAAAATCAATTACTTCTTTCATAACTCCTTTTGATTCATAAAAGCTAAGCATAAAAGCCTCCCATGCAGATTCCAAATTAGCTACTGCCCCTTGAACATTATCCCCCATTGTATTAGCCATGTCATTCAACTCCCCTGTAACGCCTGTTATCTGTTCCCTCAATGGGACTATTTTATCGGCAGCAGTCAAAAAGGCGTTGAAAGCGGCAACACTACGCTTATCAGTTAGTTCTAAAGTGGTATTTAAGTCAACGCCCTGTTCTTTTAATTTTTTCAAACCGGCAACCAATTCCGGTAATGTATTTACAGGACCTCCAAGAGCTTTCGCTAATTTACCACTTCCATCTGCCAAGTTCAATAAAATATTTCTAGTTGCAGTAGCAGACATAGAAGCGTCAAATCCTGCATCTGCAAGTTTACCAAGCAAAGCTAAAGTATCTTCTATTTGAAAATTAAAAGCTTTGGCAACTGGGCCTACGATAGGCATTGCTGTTTGTAAATAAGAGAAGGATAATGCACTTTTCGTTGTCGCAACTGCCATTGCAGATACATAACGTTCCGTCTCTCTAGTTTCCGCATCAAACATTCTCAATGCCGCCCCCGCTAATGCGGCTGCCTCTGGTAAATCGGCTCCCGTAGCCTGCGCAAATTTCAAGATTCCCTCTGTTGATTGAAGAATTTCTTTCCTTGAAAATCCCAATTTTGCTAACTCTATTTGAAGATTAGTTGCTTCCGCTGCGGTATATTTTGTTGCAGCTCCTAATCTCCGAGCATCAGCGGTCATATCTTTAATGTTGTTTGAAGTCGTTCCTAATATAGCCGCTAATTTGCTATTTGCAGCTTCAAAATCAACAATGGATTGAACCCCAGATTTAAATAGTCCTATTAATTTTTGAAATCCGGATATAACGGCTTGTGCGCCTACCATCCCTTTAATCATAGAACCAACTCCAACTCTAACCTCTGTCAAACCAACTCCCATACTAGATTTCAATAATCCACCGGTGCTCTTGGCTAGATTCCCCATGTTTTTAAGAGAAATATTTCCTTTCAATATTTCTGATGCAGCAGATTGAATGTCTTGCTTATATCGTCCGACATTCATCTTTGCTTGAACTAATTGATCGGAGTTCTTCTTTAAAAACGTGGTATTACGATCAATAATACTATTAAACCGCTCTACCGTTTTCCGTCCTTCTTCTGTTGTCAAATCAAGCTGTTTTCTTGCAGAACGAAGAATCTTATTTTGTTCCTCTGCATCTTTCATGGTTTTCACTTCCATATTTAATGCAGCAATTCCTTCTTCGATAGTATATTTTGTCTTTTTTCGTTCTTGATTTATTAGCCTCTGGCGTTTTTCCTCTTCTGTTTTAGCCTTTTGCAATTTTAATTCAGCTGCAGCATTAATTTCGTTAGCCCTTGCTTCAGCCAATATTTGAGCGACATTCTCTTTGGTTTGTTGGGCTATTCTTTGAAGAAGAGTTTCGTGTTCTTTCTGTAAATCAGCCAGCTTATTTTGGGTGGTAATAAGATCATTCAAAACTTTGTTATAATTAGCCGACTTATTGGATAAATCCTGAAATGACGCAGGTTTATCCTGCATTCCTTTAGCTAATAATTCAATGAAGTTTTTGTAGGAAGTGTAGGATTCGTCAATCTTTTTTGTCAGTTTATCTAATTGGTCGAAAACGCTTTTATCGACAACATCGGTAATTTTTAATTCATTAGCCATATAACGTGCGAATTAAGTACCATGCCACTTGACACAGTTTCCGCACAAATATAAAAAGAATTGGCGAATTTTACAAGCTATTTAGAATGAATAAAGATAAGATAAAGCGGCAAAAGAAAAGCGGAGGTTAGTCCGCTTCTATATATAATTTATACACTACTCTTAATCTTGCTTTCCTTCAAAATTTGCAAGATTGATCGTTGGCAATATGATCGGTCTAATTCCTGATAAAGAAGTTAGAGTAGAAATATACGCCCTTACGTAAGGGAATAATATAGCTGGAGCATTTATATTAAAAAATATATATTTTGTCTTATCATCTATGTTTGAATCAAATTCAAATAATCCAATAAGATTTGCATATACTTGAAGATTCTGTTCTTTATCTGCAATTTTCACACCGAATTCTAATCTATACAGATTTTCGTCTTCATTAGACATACTTTTTCTTTCAAGCTCAATAGATATGTCTTCTGAAATTGGCATAGAAGGATTAAATTCTATGTTAGCTTTATTTATTTTATATTCTTTTAGTCGGAATTTAGCTACTTTTTCTGTCATAATTTAAGCTGCAAGATTAAAATGTTCAATTGTATTGGTATAATTATTTTCAGTAATTGTATAATTGAAAGATTGATATATCCCGTCAAAATCTGGAATAACACATGAACTTTCACAAGAAGTATACCCTGAAATGGATATTGGGGCTATTTTTTCAAATAATATATTATCCATATTATTTGTATCGCTAATTTCACAAATTAAAATATCCTCATGAGGAAACATTGTACGAAAATTATTCCACAACTCATATTCCATCTCCATATATTTTTCATCCCCTCTTCTTATTTCTTCTGGAGAAATTTCTATAATATGGAAATTAGTAATCTCATCATAAGCATACCTTATGTTGATTTGAGATATTTCATTAGCGATTCTAACCAAACTTTCAGTAATAAAATCTTTAGCATTCATAATATTCCATATTTTTCAGTGAGTAATTTGTTCAATTTTTCAGCGTTATCTTTGGCTCTAGCAACATCTCTGTCTGTTATTTCCTCGTTAGAATAATCTGCTCTTTTTCTTAACATTTTTAATGTGCTATGATAAGTATTATAGTCAATTCCATAAAATCTATTCTTTTGGGATAACTTATCACTTATATGACTAGAAATATAAAAATGAGAATCTACAGATTTAGTTTCCCTATCTTGAATATCATAACTAAATCCCTCATAATGAGCTAACACATATTTAGATAATTGGAAACAAGAGTAATATAAACAATGAATTGATGATGCAAGCTTCCCATTATCTACTAACAAATTAGCAGCAATAATGTTTTCTTCAGACTTTGCTTTTACAATAGGCATTTTACAATTGCGTTATATTAATTGGTGATTTTAAATCATATACTATACGCCAAACATTGTTTATTTATTGGGGGGAAATAAATAAATCTTCTCTTTCTAAATGGAGCATCTTCTTATCCCTTAGTTGATTCATTTGCATAAGAAATGATATAGAAGAGTTTTCTATCATCAATGTGTGTTGCGTGTACAATAATGGCTTCATTTTTATCTCCTTTCGTAGAAATAATTAATTGTTAGACAATCTATATTTCTAGTGAGTGTTATTGCTATATAATTATGCGTATCGTATTTATCGACGTGCAAATATACAAATACAACAACAAACACCCAACAAACGATCACTAAATTCATCATTTCCAATGGTTATTTAACCATCACTAAGCTCTTAATGTTAATTATTAACAGTTTCACTCCCATCTTCTCGCCGACTAAGACCACGAGTTTCTAGCTGGCTATCAGGTAAGGGAAGAACACTAATAACAGTTATATTAGAAACAAAAAACCGCCCCTCTTGCGAAGGGCGGGAAGGAACTTTCATGATTCTATTGTGTTATTTGGTTAGGAGATGGAAATATGATTAATGATTGTTTTTATGCTGCCAACAATATATACTCCCCTTACTAGCCTTACGTTTACATTGAGTACCTTTTTGAGTTATCGCTTGACATCTGCCCGAAGAGGAAGAACCACCAGAATTTACATATGAAGATTTCCAAAATTCATAAGTAGTTCCATCAACCTGATCTATGTATATTCCCAGCGAGCCTTCCCAAATTTTGCCGAAGTTTTCTTCATCCGAGGTTAACAGCTGGTCTCCGTCAAAGTAACCATCAAAAGAAATATTCTCATTGCTGTTTTTATCAACATAGAAACTTATTCTTATGGTATTACCGACCTTGAATATTTCGCATCCTCCTTCTGCATCTGAATAAAAGTCTGTATCGGTAAAACAACTCTTCAATTCATAATCACCAATGAATTGGGAAGGATCAATTTTATCATCGTCTTTTGAGCAAGAGATGAATAATAAAGATAATAGTATAAATAAAACGTTTTTCATGTATGTTATAGCTTTACAAAAGAATTTGTTTTGTAATCAATGATAAATCCATCAGAAATACCATAGTAAGCCTCTCTTTCTGAACCTAAAAAGAATTGTAACATCTTTCCACCAAAAGAATGTTTCTTATAAAAAGCTCTAATTTGTTCTTCGTTTAGAAGCTTTTCCGTCTGTATTTTGATTCCATTATTTTGCCTATCAATTACATAGCATCCAATACCTTCTATAGCACATAAATACTCTTTGTTATCTTTACTCACTTCTGCAACTGGAATTTCATTTATTGACTTAATTACCATTCCTGTAACATATATGCTTGATAAACGGTGTGTGTATTGATTTTTAAAGTAATCAAAATTAATTTTTAACCCTATAACTCCATTGGCTCCTGATGATTTTATCTTTTTTATCATATCGGTAAAACAATCACTTATGACAGGCTCTTTATAGGTCGTATTTATATATCCACCTTCAGATTTAGAAACCAAACTTCCTATAGGAGTATAATCAAAATTAACCGTAGGGGATTCTGTTACAAATATGCCATTTCGAGTAAAATCTGAATAATCAAGAATGCCTGTATAAGAGTAAGGCTTTGGCAATGATCCACAAGAGGCAAAGAGAAAAGTTAGTACTATAAAAAAGCAATGTGTTAATGCAGTCCTCATAATATTATGTATTGGTTGTACGAAAGCAAATTAACATACAAATACACAAAAAAGCAAATATTTCCTTATATTTCTTTTATTTCAGCTACAATTTTCTCTAATTCGGCTATTGTATTAGCTTTATAGAAGTTTCCTTTGTGATTAATTAGGGCGGTAAGTTCTTCCTCTTTTATTTGATGTGTACTCAAATTTGAAACTTCATCACGGAAGAAATCAACTATATCACAATCTATAGCATCTGCTATTTCTTTCAGCTTTTTATAGGTTGGATTTCCTTGTAAAGTTAGAGTAAGAGTAACCCTGTTAACCCCCATCTTTTTTGCTACATCTTGTATTGTGTAGCCTTTTTCTTTAATAATGCTTTTTATATCCATATTAAAAGTATATTATAATAAACGCCACAAATATAAAACAAGAAAATCAATAATACAACAAAAGTAGCTATTTACTACATCAAAATATTTAATCGTTAATAAGTATGTAATCATATACCATAACATGTCTGTATATGCAAAAGTTTATTAAACGGCTACATTTTACAGCTACAAAGTTTGTTTGTGTTGCCATAAACCCCTACATTTGTAACATCAAAAAGGAAATAAAGTAATAACAACTAAAAAATAAAGATTATGAAAACAGAATTAGAAAGAACATTATCAGTAATTGCCGGAATAACTATCGAGGTCACAGTTTTAAAGAAATCGGCTACATTTTCTTTCGATGGAAGAAATGATAACGCAGTAGCCAAAATAAAAAACTTCTTCGCAGGCAAAAAGGAGCTGGAAGTTGACTACGATGAAGAATGTGACTTTACTTGCATTTACATGAATCTATAATTAACCAGCAGGGCTTTTGCCCTGCCAACCATTAAAATATACGGATATGATAGAAATAACAAAACTTGACCAGATTAATATCCTGATAAAGCATGCTAACCGAAATAACATCGTAATCAATAGATTATATACTGTTTTACAAGACGGTTCAGAAAAAGGAAATAGTATAATATATGCTGATTGTCAAGAAGGGTATTTTACTATTTACTGCTTTATCGAAAACGCAGATTATTTATTTAAACTTATTTAGTAAGATAGGATTATGATAGAAATGACAATCATCGTTTTAAGCCTGCTTGCTGGATATAAGATGTTCGGTGACGATAACGACAGTTTTTCATGTGCTAACCTATTATTAACAATGTGAGCAGACGTTCGTAGCATCTGCCCACTGTAAACAACTCAATTATATGAATACACCAGTAGTTTACGACTACAAAGGTAGTCAAATTTCTTTTATGAGTGGCGAAAATACAATGATTAACGCCACACAAATGGCAAAGCCATTCAATAAACGTACAAATGATTGACTTTCGTTGAAACAAACTAATGAGCTAATTATTTCATTATCAGCCAAAACGGGAATTCCCGCAACGGGATTAGTTATTGTAAATCAGGGTGGTAACAATCAAGGAACCTGGTTATATGAAGATTTAGCACTAATTTTTGCTCAATGGCTGTCTCCAGATTTTTATTTATGGTGCAATGACCGTATCAAAGAACTCTTAAAGACTGGAGTAACGACCGTCAGCAACGACGATGAAGCAATAGCCTACGCCATGCAAGTACTAAGCAAACGCCTGGAACAAGCCAAAGCGGAGAAAGCAATGTTGGAACAGCAAAACGCCTGCCTTACAAATGAAATCAAGCAGGCAGCCCCAAAAGTGCAATACGTAGATAGTGTGCTTCAATCAGTCAACACCTACACATCTACCCAGATGGCGAAAGAACTGTCATTGAGAACAGCCGAGCAGCTTCACAAGTCCCTAAAAGAAAAGGGAGTCATGTTTTATCAGTCCGGCCAATGGATGCTGACAGCTAGATATAGTGAAAACGGGTACACAAAAACAAGAACAAGTCAGTTCACTCGATCGGACGGAAGCATAGGAACCAATACGATAACCGTATGGACTGAATTAGGAAGGGCTTTCCTTCATAAGATATTTAATAACGAAAGAGCAGCATAACACACGCTACATACATTTACATCGAAAAGTTTATAATCAAAAAAAGAAAAGGCACTATGAAACAGAATTATTTCACACTGAAGCAAAGTAGACAGATAAACAAGATATACAACGAAGTACAGAGCTATATGCCATTCGAGGAAGCCACATTTCCGGCTTTTATTTCGAAGATAATCCCGTTCGTAAGGGAATATTCCCGCTACACGGAAAATAGCAAGGAATACGCTAAAGAATTATTCGTAGAAGGGATAAGGAGACTGGCGGACAAGTACTACCCGAACGGGTTCAAGCCCAGCAAGAAGCAACGGTATAGATTCTCTTTGATTGAGATTCCACGGATGAGCACTTTCGAGTGTGACTACAAGCCTATCGAGGGCGTTGCTTGCATGAAAGTTTTCAGAGCCTTCCGGGACTTTTCCCGTTCAGGATTTGGAGACGAAGAAGAATTTGTAAAGAAGTTAATCAGAATATCCAATATGCTAAACTAATACCGATATGGAAAGAAAAAGAAGAATGACTCCCGAAGAAATAGATCAGTGGATTGATAAGATGTACCCACTTATTATGGCGGAGAATGTACGAATAGAGATGAAGGTAATAAAGTGTACCGGGAAGCCTAAAAGTCCTAAATTCGACCTTAGAACACTTAATCAGAATTTACTAAGATAGCCGACGACCAAATCGGGCGACATCTCTTGTTAAGGAGGTGGGAAAGGGTAGCTTTAGGGCTGCCCTTTCTTTATTGTATTATAGTGAATTAAGACTAAATATCTGATAACATTTCTGTCAGATATTTATTTAGTTTCCTTGCTGATTCAATAGATATATGCTCTGTTTTTCCATCCATTTTAAGACCTAAGGTTAAGAGACCGTCATAGGTCTTATAAAAGGCTATCTCCATAAAAGGTACTCCTATGATGTGAGAGATAATGCATGAATTTCTCTCTGATTCAACTTTTAATATTTCCTCTTCTTCAAGAAGTGCAAGAGGCTTCTCCATTGGTGTTTCCATATTACGCTGCCATTTTAGAATTATAAAACTCAATAATAAACTTTTTCCCTATTTCCGTCCAGTACATGTGTTGTCTTGTCTTGATTTCTCCTGTACTACTCCTGTATGGATATGGGCGGTGCACTGTATACCCTTTGTTTCTGTATTTAGAATAGAGATAATACACCCCACTTTCCTTATACTGTATTCCCCATTGGCAAAGAAGCTTATTCAACTTGATGTCGGAAATTCCCAAACAAGCCGCTATCATATTTACTGTAAGATATCCTGTACTTGATAATGTCTTGTCATAATAGTCTACTTTTGGTGTAGCTTGGTTTATTTTCTTTTCTTGTAGTTCTATAATTGCTTGTTGCTGCTCGCTTTGGGCTTCAAGTTGTTTTAATCTTTCTTCTCTCTTTGCCAAAGTGGCTTGCGCAAGCAATAAGGCTCGTGCCATAATTTCTTCAGGAGTATCATCCTGTTTGGTGGCTATATATCCTCCAGTAGTGCGTATTTCACGCAAGATTTGTTTTATACCCTTCTTAAACTGCTTAGCTATTGGCTTGCGAGATTGCATCAATACTTCATACAAACCATCCTCTGTGAGAAAGTTACATTCTCTTCTTTGACCTGATACAAACAATGTTTGGGTCAGCTTTTCATCTTCATCAACCGTTCTCACCATAGTTGATACATCTGAATGCTCAATCCATTCTGCCACATCCTTAGCAAGGAACAAGGGAGATTCAGATGAACCATATACATTGATCTCATGCCCTAAAAAATTGGATTTACAAATAAGACTTAGACTTGCATCATCCCCTTTCACATCATTTGATACAAAAAGACTATTGCTGATAGGAATAATTTCACTATCTTTGCTCCTGTAATTTAATGCTTTCATGTCATTGCATAAAATTAAAAGTAAATAAATGTCCCCATTAGCAGTTCGGTCAATATTCTGCTTTTGGGGATTTTAATTTGACCGATTTTGTAGCAAGCGAGGATTCGAACCTCTTCACGCCTTACCGACCTGCTGAACCTACCACGCCTGGCATATAAAAAAAGCGCCAAAGGCAAGCTCCTCACTTCTCACCGATGGCGTTATATCTTTCAGCCGTGAGGATAGCCGTATTATTTTCTATGCACAAATTTATTTCATATCCAATTATAAGCCTAAAATTTTCACTTCCGGAAAACCACAATTCGCTTATTGTGGTTTATTTGTCTTTTTGTACTAAAACCGACTTATGCACTAGTAAACTTATAGCAACTCACTATTTTGTTCTATATTTCCTACACTTTTTGTATAACCCCCGTAATTTTTCTAACTACACACCATGAACATTGTTCTATTCTTCGTATTACGGATATATATATTCGACGAAAACACCTTTGTAATCTTCCCCCTCTTTTGCATACCAAATACTGCCATCCTCCTTGGAATAAAGAATAAACACCGATTTCTCCATTTTTGCAGCTTTTCTTGCGATTTCCCGCATTTTCTCTATAGAAGCAAGCCTTTTATTACCTTGACACCAACAACTCATAATACGCCAAATTTTGAAAAGTAATTTTTGAGAGCCGGGTTAAGCACATACTTGAGGAAGTATTCACGGGACTTCCCTCCTACTCCCAATATGGCGCTTCCATACTTCCTTTCTATATCCGGTCCTATGTCGCTTCCTCTCGTTTCTATCTTCAATCCCTTTGAGGACGAAGAGACACGTATAGAATCATAGAATTCGCCTGTTATAATGAGGTTGGGAGTATAAATATCCCTAGCCGGATAACCTTGGAAAGAGGGGGTAGGTTTTGTTATCCTCTTCTTCATCTTAGCATACCCCTTTGCATTGTTCTTCCACTTCCCGGCTTCATCAGTAGCAAACCAAGGGTCATTCAAGTAAGTCGGTCGTAATGGCTTATCATTCCCATTTACACCTGAATACAACTGCTCCGTCACAAATTCCCTAACAAGAGATTTGTTTGAATCCATGGTATTTTGAATCTCTCCTTCAAACCCATTAACAAAAGCTGTCACATTATCCAATGCTTCTTTTATTGTAGCCATACGCAAACATATAAGAGAAAAGGGAAGGCAAACGCCCTCCCCCTTCCTGAAAACAAACCACTTTAAATAGTATCCTCTAAAGGAGATCTGACACCTACTATCTTATCATAGATATCAGAGAGGATATTTTCCTTCTCTATTTCAGTCCGGTCAGAAAAAAGAACTTTATGCTTAGCAATAAACTCCTTTTTCTTCATTTTCCGGACTTCTTCGTCTACGAAATTGATTCCCTCTACTTTCATGATACCCATTGCTCAATACCTACAACCCCATTCTCTTGAAGAACCTTTGGTGATTTTAATGAAGGAGTTCCTGTAGCCGTGATAACCAAATTTCCGTTCTCATATTTAACGGCAGACACACTACCATCAAAACAACTTGTTGCACCTTCTGCCAGTGCCGCACCAAAGAAAGAAGTAACATCAAGATTACCGAAATGCTCTTTCAGCTTGTAATTGTTTTCTCCGGAGTCCATTTTTACAAGATCCACATAGACAAGCCCTTTTAAGGCTTCTACTACATCAAACTTATATACACGGTAATCAGCATTCTTCACGTATTTCTCGTAGTCCTTGAACATAGTTCCTATGGTAAGGTTGGCTTCCGTACCGGATGAATCCCAATCTTGACCGCCTGGATACACACCGGAAAGAGGAATACCGGCAAGAACGCCAGTTCCATCATTCATACCGTACACAACATTGTTTTCGTCTACGAAGTACGCATCAAAAGCAACGCCTTTGACTACCATGATATTGGCTTTCAAACTTGCGTCGTATTCGTCTACAGTCCAAACATCATCCTTTGCAGAATACGAAGTAATTTTGTTAGGACCATATCCAGTAGCGCTCTTGTTGGCTTCGCCACCCGACGGAGCATATTCAATAATAGTTTTGATCGGGAAGATTCGATTAGGTCTGTCGTCATGACAAGCTGCTTCCAACAGCTCTGCAGTTGCATTTGCCGGAAGTTTGTACCCGTGCATTGTAAGGATAATAGCTTTTACCTTTCCAGGATCAAGCAAACATTTTGAAGTACCGGTATTAAATTGAGCTACACCGGCACATTCTCTAAATTCTGTTGCCATAGCACTTAATATTTTTAATTTTAATATTCAAATTCTTTATCTCGATAGCGTCGATGAAGTCTCTAAATGGTTTACCATCAGCTTCCACACCTTTTCTGCCATACCGGTAGTTTTCCGTATATAAATGAGGAATTATACCGTTATACTCATTTACTAGATCGGGAGAAGATAGTATACTTTTTATGAATGCTTCATATATTGGCCGGAGAACCGACACAAATGATACTCTTTCCCTTTCTTCATTGGTATATTTTTTGAGTGTATCAACCATAATAATAAACTCAAGGCTGGCGTTTGGAACTTTAGATGTACGATCCTCAATATATGGAGAATAGAGGCATATAATAGGAAACTTTAGCTTGCTTTTCTCTTGAGACTGACTCCATTCGGTTAATTGACCGGCAATATACTCCCAATCCCCAAACATATAAGATACATTATTGCCGTATGCCTTGGCGGTATCAGCTACAATTTCTCTAAATATATCGTTTATTGATTTCATATTCCCAGTCCATTTATACATTCAAGCATGGTTGTATTAAAAACAAAACCTTCATATTCCTTATTTGATTCCAGGAAATCATACAAATCTTCATTCATCTGTACCATGTCATTCCACGCAGAAATCAAAAGAGGGTTTGGGTCAGCCTTTTTATCATCAGAGGCGTATGTAGTCCCTACCGGAGTTTGTACTATCCCGCACCGCCTAACATAGTGAAAATACACATAATTGGCTATTGGACTATATCCTTTATTAGAAAGCTTTTCTTTCAGTTTTTCCCATTTATCGACATCATTCTCGCCTGATAGGATATATTCAATGAATTCACGACTCATACTTTTTCCCAAGACCATTCGGAGATACTTTTTCTCGTATAAGTCGATATACGATTGAAGATTATCCCTTTCTACCTTTCTTGTGATTGAATCATCGTCTATATCCCAGATAATACCGAGACTTAGCACTCCCGTAAAGTATGAGCCGTCAATAATCATCGTTTATTCTCCTTTCTTCTTATCTTTTTTCAAAAGATCGGAGCATCCTGCGGTGGCGGCCGCAGAAGTAATTTCAGAAGTTTCCGAAACTATTCCCATCTTTACCCATTTCATCGCAATCGGAAGAGAAACATGGGTTTCATCCCCTGCTTTAAATGCACCGAAATCCTTTTGGAATGTCACTTTGTGCACTTCCGACAAGTCCAGATTATAGGACTTGTCGCTTTTTGCTGTATTAATATTACTTCTTTTCATATTTTATCTTTTAACGTTAAGCACTTTTGGTTATAGCAGTAACCACATTGGCAAATGTATCAGCTACAAATGCCGTCTTGTACTGCGACTTGATATAAGCAAGCATTCTCTTTTCTCCCAAGATAGTAACCAAGTTCTTAGTAAAGTCGTCATTCTCCCAGCCTATACTCATAGAAAGAACAACATAATCCCGAATAAACAGATAACGGAAGTCTCCCATCTGGAAAGAACCGAGCGTTACATTCGGATCTTGAATTACACGGAGTCCGGTAATCAATTCATCCCCAATCTTGAACGGGCGGATATAATCACCATTGTCGTTCTTTGTGAGCTGCATATTTGCGTAATCTACCGGATTCATCCGAATGGCATTCGGAGAGTAGGCCATGTTGCTCACGCTTACAATCTGTGTATAGGCGGCAACGATTGCATCATACATATTAGGTGATTTGGATACTTCAATCCCCGTCAAAGAAAATGCCGGAATAGAATCACCGACTCCTTTTATCTGGCCACCGGTTCCGGTACCATTGAAAATACCATCTTCTTCTTTCAAACCAATCTTATTGATAATCTCGGCTTCAATTTCTCTTTCCAATTGCGGAATATCTTGTAAAACTTCAGTTGTAACCTTGGCTGTCAAAGCTACCTTTCCAGCAGAAACGGTAACAGTCTCCACGGATGCTGTCATTGAAGGTTTTAAACCTCCTTCGGGAACCCATGCAGCATCACCGGTAACATCTTTCAATTCAGCATATACTACGGACGGAGTAGAAATACTTGCTACATTAGCCACGTCACGGATAGATGCACGTTTACGAGGAGCTACACTGATTTGATCGTCAATTGTAATTCCACCGGCAACAGGACTTCCGCCTGTAGTCATTACAGGAGCGGCAGCAGCTTTCACTACGACATCAAATTTAATTCCACCCTTTTTCTTTAGAGCTTCAACATCAATTATTTTGACTCCGTTAATCTCGGTTACAAAACCTTTGCAAGCATCAGCAATTTGTTCTCCAAGAGACTTAAATCTGATATCGCCTCCTTTTGTTTTCTCGGTCGCGGCTTTGATCCGAACGATTGTTTCTTCAAATGATTTTAAACGTTCATTGATAGATTCACTATCTGCAAATCCTTTGATTTCTTTTTTCAGTTCTTCGATAGATTTTGTTGCATTATCAATTGATTCTTTCATTGACTTTGAATCAATCTCATCGTTCATGAACTGGGCGAAAAGAGCCTCCATGTAGCCATCCAGCCCCTTGGAAAACACTTCAAAAACTTTAGATTCGTCTTCGGACAATCCTTTGGTATCAAGGAAATCCTTAAACTCAACCTTTTTCACTTCTTTTCCCATACTACTTTAATTTTAAATTTTTGAACATTGATTTTACCTTATTGCCGTGCATGTCGGCTCCATCTCCTTCAGGTGTAGATTCTTTCCGACTCTCCGGCCTGAATGATGCAAGTGACATTGCTTTTGATATAATTCTCTGTATCTTTTGTTGTTTGGATGCGGGCATCCCTGAACACACTTCAGATATTTCGGCATTTAATTCTTCATAAGCTTTTTCGGCATCCTCTATGGATTTTAGCCCCAAATATTCAGTTTCTCCATTACAACCGATAGAGACTACTGATATTTCATACAACTTTACTTCTTTCACAATAAAAGCGTCTTTTTCCGCATCGTATTCGCAATTCTCCCACACGTACTGATATCCGATCGAGAACTGGTTTAAAGTTCCGGATTCAAGCTGTTTTATTGCTTGCTCACCTCGTGGCACTTCGTCTATTACAGCTTCAAAATAAAGTCCTTTTTCATCTTCGTTTAATACTGTAATCCGTCCTATGGGTTCATTCATGTTATGCATCCACAACATGATTATCTTGTCATTTGCAGAACTTTCCGGACCTCGATCTTGAATACTTTTTGAAAAACAGCCTTTAACCAATATGTCTCCAGCTTTGTCTTTATTGCCAAAGATCGCAGCGTAACCGCTAATAGTCCGGCTTTCATTGTCGTAGTTTACCTCTTTAGCATAAATGGAGAATGTCTTATATTGCATTCCCATTCTTCCATTATATTTATTAGCCTTGTCCATTTTCAATAGAGTTATTAGTTTTTAATTCACCTTTGGGATTGTCCGGATCAATATCAATAAACTTTGCCAGCTCATTCCTGGATTCATCAAGAGTTATTTGCCCCTTTTCAACTAATTGAATTAAAGAGGAAGCCATTTTCTGAAATGCAGAAGAAGATGCTGATTTGTCTTGCTGAAGGCAATCAATATGAGTATAGTCTAACTTTATAAAAACGCCTTTCGGACAAATAGCCTCCGTCAAAGCTTCTGTCACTTTCTCCGAATCAGGAATAATAAGACCTTGGTAAGCTGATTTTTCCGCTATGCTTTTGTTGTCATATTTAGATTCATCAAATAAACTATAGTCAATACCTATTGCATTACATATCTTTCTACTACACCGTTCATCCTCTTCGTGAAGTTTAAGCTGGGATGCATCATAATTCAAGGGAATCCAACCAAGTTTTATTTTTGATGTCAGGATAGGAAATTTATTGAGAATACCGTATTTCTCTTTTAATTTGGTTTCTAATACTTCTTTCTCTTCTGGAGTCATAGCTCCATTTCCCATTTTATCTGTATAATCGGAATATATTATACCCTTGGGTCCACCGTTTACAATTAATTGATAGCTAGCCGTCATTGCTGCTATCCAATTATTGACCGGCATAGAGAGCGAATCTGTAACAGACGAAAAATTAATGTCTTGATTGGCTCCATTTATGTTAGCAGAACTATCATAAATTACAAGATAGTCTTCGTCAGATAACTCTTCCTGCAATCCATTCCATTCAAGATAAACTTTAGAAACAATATCTTCTATATCATACTGGCGAAATAGCTTACCAGACGAAACCATGTGAAAAATTTGCGCAGGAATAACATACATTGCAAGTGGCAATGATTTTCTGGACGATCTTACAGTAAAAATAGGGCAATATCCAAAAAGTTTCAATGACATCTCGATCTCTTTGAAGAATCCTACTCTCGTCTGAAGCGGATTAGGACGTGACAGCAATTCTCTAATATCGTTATATCCCTCTTTTTCATTCCCATCCTTGTCTGTGACATATATTCTCCCATTTGCGAAGAGAGAACCGACTTTATTTATAACAGTAGAGAACGGAGTACATACAAGAAGAGAATCAGCTTTATCTTGATCCAAAGTTAGATCATAGTCATTTTTGATTTTACCTGATGGGGAGAAGAAATTGGTAAGATACCAGAAATTCCCTTTAGAATCTTTTTCGATAGTTTTTACCGCCTCCCTCATGGAAGGAGCAGATATATTAATCTTTTTTTGAAACCAATTTCCTAATTTAGACATAAAAAGAATGATTATCTGATTTGAGATAACCATTCCCTACGAAATGAAGTGGTCTTTACGGACATACATGCTAACGAAAGAGCCGATAGCATAAAAAAGTATAGGTTCCGTGCATCTTCACACGAAGGGATTGGTATCCTCACTGCAAATATAGAAATAATTTCTATTTAGTCCAAATAAAAATAGATAATTATTATTCGTAATTATAGCATCTTTAAAGATTTCACACGAGCGCACACACAAGATAGCACATACATGCCTTCAAAGCTATTAATCCCATCATAATCAGACATGTTAGCGATTAAGGCAGAAAATGAATCGTCGGACTCTGGGAAGTAGATTGTCTTAATAATCGATTTATACGATTCAATCATAGTTTTCTTGTCTGTTGCTTCTTCTCTTACCCACAAATTATGATTAACATTCCTCCTGTAATCATCCGCATAATGCTTCATTTCAACAGGTATTTCCATCTGTACATTCCCTTCAATATTATTAAGACGATCAACCGGAAGTAAAGAGTCAAAAAAGAAACAATCAAGCATAAACACTTTTCCACCAACGACGCAAAAAGAAACTAATACAAATAATCCGTTTATATTTGGATGTATTTCAACAAATACCTGATTATTTGCCCCTATTTCCTCTTTCTTGTAGTATAAGACATCTATCTCACCTCTCATTTCCACTGTTCCTGTAAGAGCGTCGCAGGCATCTTCGTGAGCATTTTCCCCTCTCTTCCTATATGTTTTCAGTTGAGATGCAAACTCCGGCCATCTTCTTTCCCAATCAGCAGGGAAATAAGTAAGATTCATCACTTCGGAAGACCTGGTAAAGATGCGAACCTCTTTGTTTTTAGACTGATGAAACCAACTTACTTGAGTTTTGGGATTGCCAATCATCCGCATCTGCTTCTCTACATTTCTGGCAAATCCCCTTCCCCCATTGTTACTTTCTATATTTGCTTTAGATATTTGGTCTTTAGTAAGCATCTTAGCAGTTTCCGGCTCGGTAAACTCCATCTCTTTTTGCGTAAAAAGGACATCAATAATGAAATTCCCAATCTCCGTATCTATGTAATCAATAGAGCATAAATAATCGCTTCCGGTATCGGCTGTATCTGTGTAGTTTTTCCTTATTGCTCTATTGGTTATCGGAATAGTCTCATAAGTCTTAAACTTTCCATACATCAAGCCCTCCATAGGCGTTGGATTCTGCATATATTGAGTTTCAAAAACATAGCTGTTCACCCTTTGCATCCTATGTAACTCTTCGAGAGTGTGCTTAAACTCCCATAAAGCCTTCTCCTTACCATCCTCATATACTATTGCCGGAAGAGACAAGACATTCCATTCTCCTGGCTCTGTTTCCATCAAATACCCACAAAGATCATGCTCGTGCAGCCTTTGCATGATGATTATTATAGGAGTATTTCGTGAATTAACACGATTTCTTATAGTTGTTTCAAATCTCTGGTTAACCTTTTCTCTGGGAGTGTCAGATATTGCATCTTCAGGCTTAACCGGATCATCAATAATCAATGCACCTGCAAATTTAGACGACGGTTTGAACTCTTCCAATTCTTTGGATAGATCGTTTTCCTCATCGACAGCACCAGCCCCAAAGCCTGTCACCTGTCCTCCGGCAGCCGTTGCGTACATTCCTCCGCCTTCTGTTGTATACCACTTCTTTTTGGCATCGCTTGTTTTCTTAATGTCCACATAAGGAAATACACGCTTATACTCTTCCGACTTAACTATATCCCTTACCTCTTCTGAATTATCATTAGCCAGATCATCCGAATAAGATAAATGAAGAAATTTTGCAGATGGATTGATTGCAAGCCCATACGATATGAAATTCTTAACTACTAATTCTGTCTTGGAATATCTGGGAGCTATATTTATTATCAGCTTTTTTATCTTTCCGTCAATCACATCATCAAGAGCCTGGCATATCCTTACGTGATGGTCGTTTACTACAAATTTGCGACCGAATCTTGCTTTAAAGAAGTATCTCGTATAATTTAACGTCCCTGATAAGCAAAATGCTCGTATGTAATCATATCCTTCTCCTGTCATAAGTCCTCTATTATTCGTTTGGCTTCCTCTTTGGTCATAGGAGATACAATATTTACATTCATATCTTGCGGAGAATCAAAGCCAAGCATTTTACATATCCTTTGGATGGTCCATGTACGTCCATTCAGTTTTATTTCAATCCCCTCTTTCCCCTGTTTAACGCTTTCGACTTGCATTGCCATTTCGTCAGTCCAGTCCTCACTATCTTTGAAAGTAACATTGCCGTTTTTTATGGTAAGGAAATTGCGTATATCAGCATACATAAAGCTTCTTAGCATCTTCAATACTTCTTCTTTTGTAATGTCTGATTTCTTCTTTAGTTCTTCTTGAAGCTCTTTTACCCTTACCAAAACCTTACCATTATCTAACAGAGCCGACGCTTTTGTCCATACCACTTTATCAGCCCAATTTTCACTACTTGGATATGCACGACGATAAGCCTCGGATGCGTTTCCGCACTCAATATAGTAGTTACAAAAATTTTCCTGTTTTACTGATAACTTCATGTCTTTTCGTCTGATTAGCTACATGCCACTTGACATGTAGCACAAAGTTAATAAATTCCTGTTTATTACTTCACACTCCTCCCCCATATTTTCGCATTATACAGGGAATAAGCCCATAATTTGATTTCTTCGCTGGTATGAAGGAACTCCACTTTCATGGCTTCCTTCATACATTCCGCCAGTAGGTCTTCTTGGTTCATAATTCTTATTATTTTGAGTGTTTATTCTTTAGGAAATAATCCATCTGAAAAGTTTATTAACGCTTCAACTTTTCCCAAATCAATCTCATAAGCATAAAACTCTTTATCAATAATCTCCATGAGTTCTTGAAAATCATTTGTATTGTAATTCTGCTTTATAGATTCAATTATGTCTACTCCATCCGAAAACCAATCGGGGTTCGACTCTTTTAACCTTCGCATAGCTGTTGGAATTTGATGTGTATAAAGGTTTTCGGAGAATATAAAATTCAGCATTTCATATACATCATCCATTTTCGTTGATAGCCTTCCATCTAATATGGTAAAAGCCTTTTTAAGTGATACTTTCATAACTATTTTATTTTGATACTTCATTAAATCTAACTCCAATAGCGAAACACAACCATCCTATATCAATCGCAAAATCTTTCCAACCTGCTTTTATTGGGTTTGCGTAAATTGTTATAAATGGCAGTAATCGTATTGTCTTAGTTAAAACACCTGCTTTACATATAATTTTATTCATATCTATTTTGTTATTAATTACAATACTCTTGTACATCTTTATCCGCAAAATGGATGCACGTGCAGGCGGGAGGAATGAAATTGGATAAATCTTCCAAGTCGTTTCCTTGCATCTTGTAGAACCCTTGTTTTACAAAGAGTTCATCACGATTCTGAAAACCTACATATACATCCCCATATTGCGGGTGGGTACAGGATGCTATTAGTATTTTCTTCATATCTAATTTGTTTTGAGGATTATTTAGAATACTGTTGACTCTTCATGCAAGTTCCAATTCCTAATGCACCTATCGGGCAGTCGTCACAATAGAAGGTGACAGTTCTATAGTCTGCACCATTTCCACATGGATGGTCTGTAAGTTCCATAACTTTATCATTTAGAAGTTCTACTTTCTCTTTGAGTTTCTTCACCTCACTATAAGGCACTAAAGCTCTATATTCTTGTTCTGTCAATATGTATTGCATAAATTCTTTATTTAAACATTATCTTCTTCATTATTCCTCCTCGATTAATTCTGGGTTATCGTAGATATTACCTTTCCATTCATATTTATACAAAATAGTTCCGTGGGCATGACCATCATTCCATTCTTCAGAATAAGAAAAGTCATCTACAACCCCTCCTCTATAAGTTTTATGTTTTATCCCAAATTTTCCATTATTAAAACTTACTTCGCCAATGAATCCAAAATAATCATACCCATTTGTAACTATTCGTTCAACAATATCTCCTTCGTATATTTCTTTTCCATTCTTATCAAATAGTCCGGTGAACTGGCCTACGGTTTCAAGACAAACCTCATACATACCGATGCTTTTCCCTATTTCGATATCATTTAAGGGCGGAATGACGGCGTATCTATCCTTTTCGATCTTAACGAGAGAGCCATACAGCCATTCTTCATCGTATATGCTTTTGCCTCTGAATTTTATTTCACGATTCATTTTATTTCTCCTTTCCTCTAAAGTGTTCGATTAGCTCTTCTACGGTAGCCTTGTGATAATTTTCCATATTGGTATCTTCGGGTATATGGTCAAAAATTAATGTCTTATATATTGTTACACACGGAGCACAATAATTAGTTCTAGGATGGTAAGCCCATTCTTTCCCATTTGTAAACCATTGATTTTCATTTGTATCATCCCTCAATGCTGCTATGGCAAGGAAAAAATCCTCGTTATCTCCACAGTCTATATCATTAGTTTTACAAATGTCTTTATTGTCAAGCCATTCAGGGTGTACAGAATGGTAAACATTAAGATAGGAAGCTGTATACAGGCAAGACCTATCACATCTTAATGAAGAACATTTATATCCAAATTCCTCCAACTTCTTCCGAAGCTCCGGTGTATTTTTGCGTATAAACGCTGCTGTTGTAAATCCCATAGTTATTTGTTTTTAAGTTCTTCAACATATCCTTTTTCGATGCACCAACAAAGCATTTCATAGGCTGCATCAATTAAACAGGTGTTAGTAAACTGTTTGATACATTCGTAAATATTATCTACATTACGATATGATATAGTATCTCTTTCAATCATCCATGCAAATAGAATTTGTTCAGACGGCACAGGGTTTAAATAATGTGGCAGTTTGTAGAGAATATCCTGCAAGGTGTAAGTAGGGACTATTTCCCAAAAAGTACTATCTCTTTTTTGATTAATTACATCTTCATATATTTCAAGCTCCCATTCTTCCTCTATATTGCCATTAAAACAGCAATAACACATACTTGCATCACTTGTATTTAATCCCAGTTCCCGCAAATATTTCATTTGTTCGACTGATAACACTAATTTTGATTTCATGGTTATTTCCTCCTTCTATGCGTTTTCTTATTCTTGTTCTTTTTTCTACGTTTGCTAATACATTTATTGTAGTGAATACTATCACCCTCATGGCAAGCACGAACTTTTCCCCAACTACTTATTGGACTGTCCAACATTGTTATATCCGGCAAAGGCGGTGGTGGCTGCATAATAGTGTAAACTTTCTCTTTGGGAAGTTCAACTTTGAGTTTTTCTTCCTCAACTAATTCATACCCCAATTCGGTACATTTATCCTTTAAAGTGGAAAGTGTAGAAGGTTCTAATGTTCCACAGTTAGCAAGTAATATCTTATTCATAACTTCTTTACTAATTCCACTTCTGTCGGCTCTTCATCTTCCCAGCTTACTTCGGGAAATAAAGAAGAGTCTAATTCAAAATAATCACGTAAATATAAACTAACAGATTTCCAGCTTTTAACAAAATATCCCTTTACAGGTTTGCTAAAAAACACACATAATGTCCCATCTTTATCTCTTGCTACATACATAACTTATTTTTCGTTTTTAAGTTCCTCTAATATTTTATTTCTACTGATAATAAACAAGGTATTGCTGTTACTTGAATAGCTATTTCCACCTTGTTACTGTTGAAAAATCACAAGGAGAATTAAACTCATTAGTCAATACATACACAGCCCTGTATTCATTTCTCAATGTATCACCATGAAATACGACACCGGATATTCCCCTTATAGATAAATTGAAAAGAAGGAAAGGTATTGTTTTGTCTGACAACTCACCACATACTATCAAATGATCGTTAGGTTTGTAGTCCAAGAAACTAATACTATTCCGGTGATTGTACCAATTTGAAATAAGCATTCCACCTGTTCCGGCTGTTGGTTCATAGGTTACTCCCGTATCAGAACCTAATAGTTTAGAAACCAAAGCTGAAAGACATTTAGGCGTAAAATCCTGCTTGTTATTCTTTCGGTCGGCATGTTCATCTTCAAAGTATTCATGAAACCAATCATAACTGACATCACATTTGAAATAATCCAAAAAGTCTTTGAATACCTTGATTCTTTCTTTTTTATCTCCAAATAAAAGATTCATTATCCGTTCCGGTGCCTGATAACTATCTGTTATACTCAACATTTCGTTTATGTCAGATAATATATTTTTCATGGGCTAATTTAACTTCATCATTAGTTGATTGTGCATAAATAGTAGTTGTTTGAATGCTTTCATGACCTAACATCTTTTGTACTTGTTCAATAGGCATTCCTCGTTTCAAAGCGGTAGTAGCTGCTGTCCTCCTAAACCTATGAGGATGAACATTAGGTATTCCTGCCTTTTTCCCAAGATTCCGCAACATGATTTCAACAGCTCCCTTTGATATGCGAGAAAGCTGTTTCGTTTCTTTTATTTGAGAGCACATACCCTCATAATCCGACAAGAACAAAGCTTCCAAGGTATCTGTCCGTGAATTAATATATTCCTGTAGAGCTATCTTACATCGGGCGGACAAATATACAGTGCGGTATTTTCTGCCCTTCCCCAATACATCTACTTGACCGTTCACCCAATCAATATCACACCGATTGACATTTGTCATTTCAGAAACACGGCAACCGGTGGAAAAAAGGAACTCTATTATAGCTCTGTTTCTTTTATTTTTTGTCATTGCCCTAAGATTCTCCATATCATCCTCACTCAAAGGCTTCTTTAATTTCTTCACTTGTCTTACGCCCTTGATTCGAAGCATTGGATTCTTGTCGATAATACCTTCTTCGGTACACCAGGTAAAGAAGCTGCTTAAAGTCCTTCGAATATTATTCAGAGTATTATCGCTACATTTATTAATCTTCTTATAGGCTAAATAGACACGGACATCATCGGTGACGATTTCCTTGATATGTTTCCCTACCTGCAAGATAAACGCTCTTAAAATAACACGATAATAGTCTAATGAACTTTGGCACAATCCTTCCACAGCTTTAGCAATGAAGAATTTACTAATAATCTGCGAATCGGAGTTATCATAGACCACAACCGATGTTTCCTTTTCTGTTATATCATAATTCCTTAAGCAAAAAGATATGGAATCAATCACCGTAGAAATTTCCTCATTAGGAATTTTACCAAATAAAGTGTCACGTATTTCACTCAATATGTACTCTTTCATATATTTATCAAATCAAGCCATTCATTATCATTTTCAAAATACACATTATACCCTCTAGCAGTTTTATATCTTTTCTTTTTAAGGCAAACAGCACTTATTTGAGAAGGAGTAATGTTCAGCTTTTCTCCGGCAAGTGTTACCGAACCATACCTACCAACTAACTTGCCATCTTTAATCACAACAACTGCCTTCTTATTCATGCCTCCACCGGTCTTATGGGGTGTATTACGTCCTTTCTCTAAATTTCTTAAGCACCTGCGTTTACTCCATATTGAATGGAATTTCATCTTCTTACCTTTGTTATAAGAAGTATGCCCTTTCAAGAACCTTCCATTTACCAAATTTCTCTCCGGGCGTTCTATTGGTATATATAATTCGCTCATTTCTTCTTTGGTTAAATTTTACTTTCTAAACCTCATATCCCCGCTTATCTCCCAGATGGGTGACTGTAGAGGTAAAGGAGTAATGATATTCACTGTATTGGCTCATTTCTCTATTGTTATGAATTAAATTTTTCTTCTATATCTTGATAATCTATACAGCTTATAGGAATACATAAATCAGGTTCTTCTAATTTGATGTCAGGTCCATAACATTCTATCTTTTTAGCACAATTAATACAGAGATATTCTTCATTTTCCATAACGTTCCTTTCTATTTTGTTATTCATTTATCACTTCGAAATTATACGCAATAATGTCATTTCCATCCACACCATACGATTCAGCGAAAGCATCTTCGATTTTAGTGGATAATAATTCTTCTAACATTCCATCGTTTTCAACTCCGGCAGGAAGTTCGACTTCGCATTTTACAATCTTCTTCATTACTTTATTAAGTTTTACGCAAATCCTTGATAATTCTTCAAGAACTTGCAAGGGTTAATTAATATTATCCATAAAGTAGTCCGCCAACCGGTAGACTAACAGGTAAAATAAGAGGTTCACTCCTAGGAGAAGGAGGAGGTTTAGGAGTATTCTCATTGTTTGATTATATTAAAAAGCCGGTCCATCCTCTTCATCGCTTATCATTCCACTTGAAATGGGTATATTATCCAACTCGTAAAAACATGTAGTACAAGCATTGAAGCCGCAAATAAATTTCAGCAAACCAATGTTTCGACCTTTCGCAATATCTATCATTGCAGTACCTCTTGTATCTACGTGGGAAAAATCTCCCGGATATGATTTACCTTTCACTTCCGGACGATAGACCAACATAACTACATCTGCAGCTTCAGCTATCTGCCCGCTATCCCGCAACCTTGCTAAAGACGGAACCGGATTCATGTTGTCCCTGTTCAATTGCGACAAAGCGATAATCCAAATGTCTAGCTCCTTGGCAAGGTTCTTCAAGCGCCTTGCTACATCTCCCATTTGCTGCTCCTTGTTGGCTCCTTTCATGTTTACGTTGAGAATCTGCAGGTAGTCAACAATAGCACCATCTATTCCGAATTTCAGTTTCATATACCGGATAGATGAAA